CAAACTGCTTATCAAGGTCGCTCGGCGTTAGCGACTGTATGCTCGGCGCGTTTTCCTTGCCTGTCGAAAAGGTCAGCACAAAGCGCCCTGCGTTGTTTGCGCCGCTGAACTTGTTGCGCATCTGCCTTTCAATCTCCTGCTTTTCTTCGTCGGTAGGGATGCCATCGGCGAAGTTGATCATCTGCCCGCCCCAAAACTGATTGCGGATGTTGCTGATGTGAAATTTAGCGATCTCAACGTCGCACTCGATGTAAGCCAGTGCGCCCTGATAGTTTGGCAGTGGGTAGTGCTTGACACCTGCTGCGTAATGCCTGTAATAAAATAGCTGCTTGCCGACGCGGTTATTCGGGTCAAACTTAGGCATGCGCTCAACTTCCGCCCCTTTCGGGTACTGGCGGATCATGCGCTCATCATACCAATCGGCAATCAGAAACATCGTGTCATCGAGCGACACGCGCACCTTCTCAAACGGCACGTGTTCAATAAAGGCGATGCCGCCGCCCCTGTTCCACGTGACTGCAAGCGCGAAGCCGTTGAACAGCTCAAGGTCTAAAACGAACTTTTGCGTCAGGTCGTTGAGGTCATCGTCTTCGTTCACGTCAGCCATGAACGCCTCCGCCTTTGCCTGTTGCGCGACAGTGGTCTTATCCGCATCTACTGCCCAGCCTTTGCCGGAGATGTAGTTGCACTTGCCGTTGACGATTGCGTTGTGCTTCGCGCTTTTCTTGTATATGTCGAGCAAATAATACGGGTAGTCGTTCATCTCCCCGAAGGTATACAGGTCGTTAGCCTTGCTTTGCAGCATCAAAGGGTAGCGATAGTCCGCCTGTGGGATGAAGCTAAAATTCAGTTTAGTCATAAGAAACGTAGTCGATCGTGTTTGTTGTACTGGTGAAGCTGCCTTCGGTCATCTCAATCATCGCAAGGCCTGTTTCAATTACCCTTGGCGGTGTCACCGGCAAGAGGAAGCGACGCATAGCGCGCGTATGCCTATTCGTCTGCGATTTGTTGTGATCATTGGCATTGCCGTTGTTCATGTCAACCGTGGATGCCTGCGTCGCATCTGCCTGCGTTGACGACCAGTACGATTGATTCGCGAAGCTGCCAAGGCCAGCGCTGGCAAGGTTAGTATAGATTTCTGCCAGCTCCTCCAGCGAGGGCAGGAACCAGTCGCTAAATCCGTTCAGCACCAGTTCATCTGCCAGCCTTGCAGCAATCCCTGCCGTGGCGCAACCTGCGACAATAGACGCGGTGTTGATGACACCTTGGCCAATCGCTTCGGGTGTTGCCCCTTCAGCTATCAGCGTGCCTTGACATCCCCACGGCGCGCTGGTCGACTGATCCGTTGCGGCGGTGATGTATGCATAGCCGCTATCGGTGAATGTGTATAAGCCGCCTTGCACAATGTCACCAGCGGCGTAGGTTGCTGGGTTCTCCGTTACCTCATAGCGATACTGCCCTTTCGTCAACGCGCCCAACGTAAACGCGAATTTGTCGTACCTACTCTCGTAGCTGCTTAGGTTGTCAACGGCGTTGATGAATACGTCCGTAGCGTCAAGCGTTGCAAGGTTCGTCAGCCGCAAGCGGTAGACCGTCGCACTGTTCGCCCGCTCCGTCCACGTCACCGCTATCGTGTTGCTTTGGCTGGCTTTCAGGTATAGCATGAAGTTCTTTAGTGTAAATATCCCTTGCCACGTTTTTATACAAATTGAACCGCCGCTGCGTAATCGTGTCAATATCCAGTCGCTTCTGCATCTTCGCCGTAAGCCTATCCGCCATCTCGCGAACCATCGCTGGCTCGTTGATCATTGCCTTCATCGACTTATACCACTTCTTCGGCTGCTTTTCGTCAACCAGTACGCCATCCCAGCCATCTTGGATGCAATCAGCATACATGCAGACGTTGCTGGCGATGATTGCCTTGTTCATCCACGCAGCCTCGGTGACCTTCAACTCCGACTTCAACCTGTTGAATTTGTTGTCGCGCAAGGGCGCAAGGGCAACATCCACGAAGTTGTAGCCACCAACGTAGCTGTAAATATCCGCCGCCTGAATACGTCCGTAGTTGTTGTTCTTACCCTTGTTGCTAAATACCTGCTCATACTGCTGATAAATCGGGTTGCCTTCATTCCATCCGGCTAAATACAGCATGTAGCGACCTTCCAGTGAAAGGTCATCGCAGAGGCGCGACAATGGCAGCTCCAGCAAGGCTACGTCCTCTGTGTGTTGCGCCGCGCCGAAGTAGCCGAAGCGCAGTCGCTCACTCGTAGTCGGTTGCGGCTTGAACTGGTCGTAAAGTAAGTGCGGCACGTTCTCGCAAATCGTGACGTTTTTATTTAGCTTCATGATCTCATCACGCAGGTACGTTGTTGTTGTGATAACCGCATCCGCAAGTTTGACGTGTTCAGCGACAACGGCAGACATATTCGTGTCGTGGTAATGCTTATAAAAGCTATGCCCTGTCCCCAAGTGCCAATAATCATCCATGTCCAAGATAATCTTCGCACCGTATTGTCGCAGGATGTCGGCGACAGGCTTTACTGCCTCAATCGGCCCAGAAATCCAAGTTCGGTTGTATAGAAATAAGTCAATCGTGCGCAGTTCTTCGTCGCTCATCGTGCGCACGTCGGCGATACTCACGAACTCGGCTTCGCTGCCGAACATCTCATGGACGCGACTGCTTGGCATCTCCAAGCGGTAATAACTGCACCCTGTCGGATGCTGATTGTAGACAATACATACACGCATAGAGCAAAGTTAGGGCAAAAAAAAGAACCCTGCGCCACCATACGCAGGGTTCAACAACCAACCAAAACTGATGCTAATATACGCTATCCTTCGAGCGTTTGCGTCGATGAGGTGACAGCATTTGCCGCGGCAGCCGTAACCTCAACGCATGGCTCTTCTTCCATGCCAGTAAGCGTCAACTCATAGCCGCTTCTATCACCCATCGCCGTACCTGTCTGCGACGTTCCAGCACTTACTTCGATGCCGTTGTTCTTGCCAAGTAGCCAATACTTGCCATTTCTATCTTTTACGATAGCCATCATGCGCGCAGTAGTGACCAGCCTCAACTCGTTGCGTACAGCCTGCTGCAGCTTGTTGATGACAAGCGTAGCCTCCTGCTGGTAAAAGACCGTGCCGTTCTCCGTTGATGCGTTTATCGTTTCCGTGAACTGGCCGACACCTTTCGGCAGTTCGTATTTGTAGAAGCCGCTGACACCTGCACCTGTTGTGCCGCTGCCAACGCTTCCAGTTATCGCTGTCACCTGCGATGACGCGTTAGTGACTATGCTTGTAACCGCCGTGAATGGCGCAAGCCTAATCTCCGTGATGCCGCCCACGTTGTCGCGGCATCCTAATTTATATCCAGTTGTTAAGGCGCAAGGCATATCTATTTCGTTTAGTTATTGACAAAAGAAAAGAAGCGGGGAGGGTTGCCCCTCCCCACGAACTTACGCGGTCTTAAGCGCCGGAGTTGTAGCGTTGTTGCCCAACACCAAGCTGATGTCAGCAGGGAAGGCAATCTGCACGCCGTACTTATACGCGGCTTGGAATCTTACGCTGTCGTTGTCGTACGATGCCCAAATGCGGAATTGATCTTCGTCGGAGAGTAAGTCCGTGCCGTAAAACAAGTTGGAGAGAGATCCAGCGAAAATACGCTGCGTGTTGTTCAATCCATTCACAGCTACGACCTTCATGTTTGTGCCGGGGTAGAACATCTCGCCGCCAGCTACCTGTCCGAGGTCGCCCTGATACAAGTTGACAGCCACCAACCTATGCGCGAGCATACGATACAAGTCCCATCCGCAGAAAGCTACCAAGTCGTTGTTGCTGATGACGCGAGTTGGCAGGTTGTTATATGCTGTTTCAAAGCCACTGACAATCGTCGAATCGCTGAAGTTAGCGCCAAGCTGCGCGGTTACGACGCTGGAAGCACCTGCACCATAGCGTGTCAGCCATAGCAATCCACCACCACCTGTGCGGTTCAACTGCGCATCACCTGATGGCGACGTTGCGCCTACAGCCCATCCTGTCGTTCCTGATACCGAAGCACTTGCAGCGGCAACCGATGGCACTGACTGCCAAATGGCGCGCTCAATACCTTCGGCGATGCGCTTCGCCTTCTGCGTTGCAAAAGCCTGCTCGAATGGCACGCCTTCGTAGTTGCTGCCTTGCGTCAGCTGCGATGCCAGCCAAGCCGTTTCAAGTGAACGAGGGCATAACTCCTCCTGCACCTTAACGCGAGCGACAGTGATTGTACGCTGGCTGAATGTGGTAGTGCCGTCGGCGTTCCACGCACACGCGGTTGCATCTTGGAACACAGCGTCGGTGTCCATGATGTTTAACGCTTCCTGCGACTTAATGCCCACGCGCTTCTGCAATAATGACTGCGTCTTTGCGTCAAATACAGTTTGGGTTATCAGAGGCAGCTTGTTCTGCTCGACGTACCCGGTGATTGTTGCGATTGAAAATGACATAGGTTATTTTTTTAGGGTTTTTAGGGTTTCTTGTACTTCTGCAAGTCTGCTGGCACGGCTCATCTTCACCGACTCCACAACAGCGTCACTTGCTCTCTTCTTCGGTGCAGCCGTAGGCATCTGCGCCAACGCTGACAGCGCCGTGTCAATAGTGCTGAAACGAGCGGCGTTAGCTTCGACCTCTCCGCCCATCTTCGCCATTATCTCTTCAACCTTTGCGGCCAAGGCAGCGATAGCCGCCTCCATAGCTTGCATACGCTCTTCATGCGGATCGGCGGGTGCGCCTTCGCCTTCGGGTGCTACTTCAATCTCTACCTCTTGCGCCTCAACAGCTTCGGGTGCAGCTGGTGCCGGTGCAGCGTCGCCGATCTCGACGATCTTGCCGCCTTCGGTAGTCACAACGCCAACTTCGGGGATTGAGTGCGCGCCATCAGGGGCAGGCAGCAGTCCCTCTTCGGTCACGACGTAGACCAGCGTGCCAACGGCTAGCTCGCCATCCACGCGGATCATCGTGCCATCCTCCAACTTGTAGTCGCTGAACGCCAACGGCGCAGCGGCTGGTGCTGGCGCAGCGGAGAAGCTACGCAGCACGCGGGTTAATTCTGAAATTCGATCTGATAGGTTCATAGTGTTAAATATCATTGGTTTTGATAGTATGCAAAAAACTCTCAAAGGCTTGAGCGAACTCCGCCATCGCCACCTCTATCTCCGTGTCCGTAGGTTGCATCCCGAAGTAGCCTTCAATGCTGAACCCGGTGAACTGGTCGCGCTCCTCCCAGACTTTGTCGTTCTCGACCTTGAATGATCCAAACCAGCTGCCATCCTTCGCATCCTCGTAGCCCTTGGGTGGGTTGATGCCGCGCTCCCTGTCGATCAGGTAACTCTCGAACATATAGACGCCATCAATGGCGGTGCTGTGTTCGGCGTTCACGTTATGCTGGTTGCCCTGCTTAAAATACTTCTGCACCATCTTGCGGATCGTTTCCTTCTGGAAGATCACGAAGTATTCGCCCCGCGTTTTGTCGCGGCGTATGATCGGCGTGTCTGCAAGCATCAACGGCCCTGTTAGTACGCGCTTTTCGCCTGTTTCGGTGAACCGCATCTTCTCCTTGCTGAACGCCTGAAATGGCCGCTCAATTGCAGGGGATTCAACGAGTGCGACGTAGCTGACGCCTTCGTCAACTTCGTCAATGGTCATCAGGTAAACTGGTAGTTCCATAGCCTTAAATATCATCAATTCGCCAACTGTGCAAATTCGCT